TGCTGATGCTGCCTAATGGCAGTTCGTCCTCTACAGGACACAGTGATGAGCTCTCCCGGAACTACTTTATCCAAAGGAGGTGGCAATAGTGTCCACATCAACTCCATCCATGCTGGCTGCTTCACAGGGGCGTAAGCTCCTCCACAGCGTGACAGCTGGGAATGACAAGTTATATGGCTATTTGCATGGTTACGAACAGTGTTGTTTCACTGGCTCGCCAAAGAGAGAGGTAGTAGCATCATTTAATGAGCTACTCACTAATGAGTGTCTTGTTTTATCTAAACAAGGCAAAGTGACTAGTACACCTGTTTCAAGAATTACAGGTCTCGTCGACAAATTCCTTACTGCGTACTACAGAAGGATGGCTAACTGTCGCAATTCAGCAAAATGCGCTGAATTAGCTGAGCTGAGTAAGAAGGATAGCGTCTCACTATCCAACTTGCTTAGTGCTATCATGACTGGTGCCACCAGAGAGATTGGTACTATTGCTATATGCCCTGTTAAATCTGGACAAGTAGCAGGCATTATTGACATTTGTAATGACAAATGTCCCTATTACTTGAATCATAAATTTTGTATACTTTATGATTTCATCGATACCGAGGATGGCGATACTGATTATCGCTTCATTAACTTTCATCTGTCAGAATATAAATATCTGGCACATGCGATGGTGATCCTCTCTAGTCATTTAATTAGAGTGGATGGAATATCTGTGAATGATCTTGTATCATATCACATGTTATTTGAGTTCCTCATTACTATGGGGAAGATATTCGAGTTGATGAATCCTGCTGACGAAGTCAGGCAGAAATACCTTGATGACGCAGAGGAAATGCTCACTTCGGAGCCTCTCAATGTAAATGATGAGAACTATCAATACTTTGATAGCATATTACATGAGGTCTTTGAAGATATCAAAGCCGGGGAGAAGCGTTACATTCGCGATATGCGAAATGCAATCGATAAGTGTGGTGAATTTCTTCATTCGAAATTCGACCCGAAATTTGATTACTACACTTCCCTCAAAGGGACAGCGCAGTCAAAATATACTGGTATTAAGGAATCCTTAATATCTAGTTGCTTGGAAGTAGATATCAATAAAGATAAATACTCTGAGTATGACGAGCACATAGGTTATATATCCTATTACCCTAGTCGAGATCCGGAATTCCAAGGAGAAATTCCAACAACACGTACTATCCTGATTAATAACCCAGGAAAGTTTAAACCGAGGATTATTCACATAGGTGATAATCCAACTCAAGATAGGTGTGCGTATATACATCGCCGCCTAAAGAGATTACTGCACTTTCTGCCGGAAGATTCGACAGAAGACCAGGAGCGTGGTAGGTCTTTTTTGCAAAGACAAACTGCTGAGTGGTTTCTAGAGCAAGATAAGCTCCAGAAAAGGGGTATTTATTGCTTTGACTTCTCAAACGCAACTGACACTCTAGACCAGCACTTCCAACATGAAGTTCTGGAATTCATTTTCGACCCAATAGTAGCTAACTTTTGGGACAAGGTGAGTCAAAACGACAAGTATATACAAGTCGTTAATGGCGGATATAAGTTGTACCATCAAACTTGTGGTCAACCTCAGGGATTGTTGGGAAGCTTTGACGCTTTCGCCTTGGCACATCACTTCAT